ACCACCTCGCACAAGCCATCAAGAGCGCACTGCTGACGCGCGACGGCGTGGTCAAAGTTTGGGTGGACAAGACCCCCACCGTCGTGACGCGGGATTTTGAAGGCATCAACTCGATGGCGCTCGCGGCACTGCTGACCAAACAGATGCCAGGCGTAGAAATCGAGGTGCAAGAATTCAACCCTGAGAAAGAAACGGCAACACTCAAGCTAACCAAGACCAACAAGCGCTTTCGCGTGGCAGCCGTGGAGAAATTCTTTTATCCCAAAAACTGGGACGGCAACGATGTCCAAGAGTTACCACTCTGCGGCGAAATCCACTACACACCGCGCAGTGAGCTGGTGCGGCTGGGCCTTCCGCAAGACAAGATCGACAAACTACGCCCGTATTCCCCGGATGCAACGAAGCCGGATAGACAGGCGAGAAACCTGCGCAACATCGTCACCCCAGTTTCACCCAGCATCGACCCCGCGCAAGACCTGATTGAGTGGTACGAACTCTACACACAGTGCGACCAAAACGGGGACGGCAAAACAGAACTCTACAAGGTCTATCTAAACTACAACGACAATGTGTTGCTCAAGAAAGAGCCGGCCGACCTGATTCCTTACGGGCACGGTGTGGCGTTCATCAACCCGCACCGCTTCACGGGCATTTCGTTGTACGACAAGCTGCGCACCACCCAAGACGTGAACACGGGGCTGCTGCGAGCACTGCTCGATAACGTGAACACCGTCACCAAGCAACGCCTGGCCTACCTCGACGGCAAGGTCAACGTTGACGACGTAGACGATGGGCGCACCAACGGTTCACTGCGAGTGCGGGCAAGCGTCGGTGACATCCGTACCGCGTTGATGCCTTTCGCGGTGCCCGATCAAAGCGCGGGCATCCTCGCTGCTATCAACAATCAGCGACAGATTCGCACTGAGCAGGGTGGAGCGGCGCTAGAACTCGCGAGCGGCAACGCCCAAATCGGCGGCGACCGCATGGGGAGCCAGGGACTAGATCGCGCTTACAGTGTCATGGAACAACTCTCGGCAATGATGACGAAAAATATTGCCATGACACTCATTCGCAGCGTGTTTCTGCTCGCGCACGCAACACTCCGCGCAGAGTACGACTACCCCGTACCGATCAAGGCGCAGGGACGCTGGCAGAGCCCCGTGCCGTCGCAGTGGCAACAGCGCGCTGGCGTCACCATCAAAGTGGGGATGTCGCCAGGTGAGCGGGCACGCAAGTCTGGTGCGATGTGGCAATTCATCACTGCGCAAATCACCCTGGCCCAGCAGGGGATGGATGAGGTGTTGGTGAACCTTGATGGTTTCTACGCAGCGCTCACCGACTGGGCACGCTTGAACGACATCACGAGCCCCGAACGCTATCTAGTGGACCCACGCAGCCAAAGTGCGCAGAAGGCGTTGCAAACCAAGAGCAACAACGCGAAAGAGATGCAGCAAATGCAGACATCGCTAATGACTCAAGCGGTGCAAATCGAGCAGATGCGAATTGGACTGGAAAAGTACAGCGGCGACGCAGACCGACAATTCCAGTATTGGAACGCAATCCTTGGCAGCGAGGTGGAAGAAGCCAAGATCGCAGGCGACGCGACCGTAAAACTATTAGTCGCACGCAAAAAGCCAGGGGAAGACGGTGACAGCAAACCAGGAAGCAAGAGCAATTCTCAAAAACCAACTGCTAGCAACGCTGCTTGATGAGGCAAAAGCGGACGCAGTAGCCCGGTGGGAAACAGCAGAGCAAATCACAGAGCGCGAAGGGTGTTGGTATCTGATACAAGCAATAGCCAGGGTGAGGGAAACAATCTATGACCGTGCAAGAGAACTCAGCGGCTCCAGTCGAAAGCAAGCCCCCGGCAGCGGCGGCAGCTCCGACTAAGCCCAACAAACCAGCCGAGAATGAAAGCGCGCTGCGAAAGCTCGCAGCCGAATTCTTTCCCGGCAAGGAAGATGAGACACCGCCCGCAGAGGTGCAGGGCCAAAAGCCCAAGGCGGTGCCCAAAGACATCAAATCGCTCGCAGAGGTGCTGGGCGTTGGTGTTGAAGCGCTCTATGACTTGGAGATTCCTGCCAAGCGCGAGGGGGAGAAACCCCACAAGCTAGGCGAGCTGAAAGACCACGCAGCGGAGCGCGAAGACTTTACGGTTCGCTCACTGGCATTCGAGGAAGACAAGCGGAAACGCGAGGCTGATTTGCTTCGCTCGCAGGAAGAGTTGCAGACCCTGGTGGCTTCTTTGCCGCCCGATGCGATCAAGCCTGAAGTGCGGGAAGCTGCGCGCAAGCGCCAAGCCACCTACATTCAGGCAGAGCGCAAGCGGACGCTGGAAGTTATCACTGACTGGCGCGATGAGAAAGTGAGAGAAAAAGACATCGGCGAGCTTGCCACCCACTTGGGTGCGTATGGCTTTCCCGATAACTACTTGGCCGGGGTCTATGACCATCGGCTAATGAAGTACTTTCACGACAACATGAAGCGCGAGCAGCAACTGCGAGCTGCGTTGGCGAAAGTCAACGTGAAGCCCGCCTCAGAAACCCCAGGCAGGGGGAGCGGTGCGGGCGACAAGAAGCCCGCGCAGGCGCAGTCCACTCGAAAGAATCGTCATGAGCGCTCCGTTGAAAACTTACTGAATCAATTCAACACTAGATAGGAGCACTCAAAAATGTCATTTCCGGGCGATGCAATTGATAACGTAGACCTGAAGGCACTCACGGCTGGCGGACTCGTCAATGAGGACGTGGCCGCGCGCATCTTTCAGCTTTCGTTCCTAGAGACCCCGTTCCAAGACATCATCGGCACCGACACCTGCAACCAGGATTACACCGAGTGGACCCAAGATGAACTCGGCGCGGTCAGCACCAGCAAATACCGCGTGAGCGGTTCCGACGCGAGCAGCTACGAAACGGCGACGGGGGCGCGCGTCGGCAACATCACGCAAATCAACGCCCGCACCATCGCAGTCAGCGAGCGTGCGCAGAACTCGTCCACCATCGGCAGGGGCAACGAGCTGGCCTATCAGACGATGATGGCCATGCAGCGGGTGCGCCAGGACGTTGAGGCGCACGTCACCAGCCACCAGGCGTCGGTGGCTGACGACAACGTGAGCACGGCGGGCAAGGCGGGCGGATTCTCCGCTTGGATTGCCACCAACGACGGGCTTGGTGTGGGTGGTGTCTCGGGCGGATTCAACACCAGCACCAAGGTGGTGGACGCCCCCACGGTTGGCGTCGGCAGAGCGCTCGCCTGGGCCAGCATGGTGGCGGCACAGATTCTCAACGTGTTTACGTCATACGGCAACATCCGCTACTTGATGACTACGCCCACGCTGGTGAACGGAATCAACAACTCGCTGGTGGCGGGCACCATCAAGGCGACCGCAGCGCACGCCAACATTCCGGGCGACGGCGGGCGCTCCATTCCGCAGACTGCGCAGGCGTACTTTCAAGTCATTGTGTCGGCGTTTGGCACCACGCTCACCATCGTTCCGAATAGGTTGCAGCAGACCTACACGGGTGGCGGCACTTCGAGCAACGTGGCAGCGTGCGCGGACGTGCTCTTGATCGACCCTGAGCGCGCAGCCATGGCGTACCTCGACGGTTACAAGGTGAAAGACCTTGCGAAAAACGGTCTTTCCGACCGTCGTGACATCACCGTGGATTGGACGCTGAAGGTCTACAACGAAAAGGCGCACGCAGTGGTGCGCGACATCCTGCCCGCGTCGGCGGTGATTGCGTAGCGTTTCAGTCCCACCCTGGGCTGGCAGGGTCACGCGCGATGCAAAGGTGTGACCCTGTTTTGGGGGCTCGATGAAGATTGGCAAAATTGACTCGCGCACGCCCGTGCTCGAACTCAATCAAAAACTTCGTAATGAGCGGCTGACGGGTGGCGTGGCAGCACCTGGGGGCGACATCGGCTACGTGGCGCTAAACATCCCCGTGGGTGATATGCGGGTGCTACAAATCCGCTTCCCCGATTTGATGTCACTTGATGCAGAAATTCAACACAAGGCGTGGCAGAAATTCATTGCCTCGCCCGCAAGCGCACCATACAAGCTGCGCCGAAACGACGGCAAGAAGGGACTACGAAACAGCCACGGAATCATCGTCAAGTGAACGACAGGATTGGACGCCGCGACATTGATTCGGTGGTGCACAAGGTGAACAAGTGGGACGAGCTGGCAACCTACATCACGCGCGCGATTATCCTGGCCGCACTCTCTTGGTTGGTGTGGACAACGAACGACGGTGCTGCAACGCTCAAGCTCTTGGAGTGGCGAGTGGGGCAGCTTGAAATGGCAGTGCACGCACAGCGGGGAGCACTTTAGATGTTGAAAGCATTAGCGGCGAAGTACGTGGCGAGCTGGACGGCAAGGGTTGCCACGGCTCTCATGGCAAGTGGCGTGGTGGTGACCGTAGACCCCACCTTGCTCTCACACGTCCCTGAGCAGTGGCGTGGACCCACCGTCACCATCCTGGGCACCGTGGTGCTGCTCGCGCGGCTGCGCAAGGAGTTGGGGCTGTGAGCCTCACGTACGCAACGCTTAAAACAGCGGTGCTCTCAAATGCTCACCGCCCAACACTCACCACTGAGGTGGTGGACTTCATACGCCAGGCAGAGGGGCTCATCCGTCGCGAGCTGCGCGCGTTCGAGCTGCGCACCACGCTGGCGGAAGCTGACCGCGTTACAGCGGGGCTCTACGATCTTCCCAGCACGCTGCTCGAAGTGCGCGCGATTCAGAACCAGAACGGGGTGACCGTGGAGCCTGTGGGGCTTTCGGCACTGAACCTGCTCACTGCAGCGTCCGATGTCTTGCAGTATGCACTCTCACTCGGCCAGGTGGAGTTTCGCGGGGTGCCTGGGCTCGATGAAGAAATGGCACTGATTTATTTCGGCTGGCCCGATGAACTCTCGCAGGCGTCAGACCACAACGAGCTGCTGGACCTGCATGAGCGGGTGTACATCGACGGGGCGCTCGCCTATCTATATGAATGGACCGAAGACAACGAGCTGGCCGACCGCGCCATGAACCGCTGCATGGATGCCATCGAGCGCATCAACCAGCAGAAGGGGCGCAGACTCGGCGGCACCAGTGTGGCGGGGCGTTACAACTTGGGCAACTTCGCCACCTCAACGGGGTATTGATATGGGGTTAGAAGGGGTATTGATATGGGATTAGAATCCGCCACCTACATCGACGGACTAGTCACCACCAACCCCGTGGGGGCGACCGATCCCAAGAGCCAGGGCGATGACCACATCAGGTTGCTCAAGAGCACCGTTAAGGCCACGTTTCCAAATCTCACAGGGGCAGTCACCGCCACCCAGCTAGAGCTGAATTTCATTGACGGTGTGACGGGCGTCGAAGGCACTGGCAAGATTGTGCTGGCTAACGCTGGGGTGCTGCCAGCACTGAGCGGCATCAATCTGACCGCGCTCAACGCCTCAAACCTGGGCAGTGGCACGGTGCCCGATGCGCGGTTTCCGGCAACGCTGCCAGCGGTCAGTGGCGCAAATCTTACCAGCTTGAACGGCACCAACGTGGCCACGGGCACGGTGGCCGATGCGCGACTATCCGCCAATGTCCCGCTAATCAATGCGGCGAACACGTTCACAAGCACTAACGGAATTTCGGCGGGCAACATCAACGCTCTTGGTACCTACACATCGACCAACGCCAACGGCGTTTATTTTCAGTACAACGTCAATGGCGTCGCGAAAGGGTATATCGGCGCGGGCGCTGCCCTCGGCGGCAGCACCGATAACAGCTCCATAGCGATTCGCGCCGAAGGGAATTTGCAACTGCTAGCGGGCGGCAGCGCTACGCGCCTAACGATTAGCAGCGGCGGAAATTTCGACTTTGGCGCAGGTACTGTCACAAACACGGGTGCCAGCTCGCAACAGGTCGGCTTTAACGGCATACCGAATGTCGGAGTCACGTCGAGCGATTACACAATGGGAACTGTGCTCGCGCTCGCTGAGGCGAATTGGAGCGTTGGTTACAACGGCAGCGGCGGAAACACGTTCACGATTCCAGCCAATGCCACGCGCGCGTGGGCTATCGGGACCACGTTTCATTTTTTCAACGTCGGCAGCGGCGCGGTAAGCATCGCGCTTACTTCCGACACGCTAAGGCTTGCGGGCACCGCGACGACGGGAACGCGGTCACTCGCCGCGAACGGTTTCGCCACGGCGGAAAAAGTTGCGACTACGACGTGGCTGATTTCCGGGCCAGGTTTGACCTAAATGAGCGGCGCGAGCGCGGCAATGATGATGGCGGCGTCGAGCGCGCTTTATTCGGTGCAGGCCGGCGCGGCACTCAGCGGCACGCACATCGGCGCGTATAGCGTCGGGATTCAGTTCACTACCGGCGGCGACATCAATAAGGTGGACACCGTTGGCACCACCGACCTAGATGACTGGGTGTCCCCCAAGGCGTTTGCCCCTGGTGCCTACACCATTCGCGCGCACCAGGTATCGGGCACCGCAGTGAGCGGCAGCGCACTAGACACTGACTTGGCATCGAGTTCAAACCGCGAGTGGGATTTGCTACAAGTGGGTGCGGGCACCGTCAGCGCGGTGCTAACTCTCACACTCAAGGACGGGGGTGGCAACACACTCAAGACTGGCAACGTGACTCTACAGGCAACAGCAACGTGAGTTATCCCAAGCGCTTGCTACGCCTTCGCCCCCGTGGGCTTGCGCTCGGTGTGCCGGGGAATGAAGTGTCACAAGACTTCTACACCCAGGCGAGCAACGTAGTGTTTCGCAGCGGCTTCGCGGAGCGCTTGGGTGGCAGCCGCGAGGTGTACGCACAAAACACCGAAAACCCCGTCTTTCACTTGCTCAACGTGCGCGCCCCTGGCGGCATCACAGAATCCAATTTCTGGCTATCCTTCGGACTCGCCCACATTCAAGCGCTCGAAACATCGAATATCACCGACATCACGGGGGCAGCGCTTCAGACTGTTACGCATCCTTGGCAGTGGTCGTCAACACTGCTCAACAACATACCATGCTTCAACAACGGGCTTGACCCGCCGCGCTACTGGGCGGGTGATGTCGGCACGCCAGCGGCAGACCTACCAGGGTGGCCAGCGGGCACGGTGTGCAAATTCCTCATCGCGTTTAAGTTTCACCTGTTCGCGCTCGACATCGACGGACCATCGGGGCACTTTGAATCACAGTTTTTGTGGAGCGACGCGGCAGCCCCCGGCAACGTGCCCAGCACGTGGACCGCGAGCGCCACCAACCAAGCGGGCGATGATGTCGTAGCAGACAAGCCGGGCCCCTGCATGACAGCGGTGGCGTTGCAAGACACACTCCTGATTTTCAAGCGCAGCTCGGTGTACGCCGTCAACTTCATCGGCGGAAATGACATCTTCACCGTGAAGCTGCTCGATGGCGTGCGCGGGGCGCTCACCCGCCACTCTGCGGTGGACATCGGCGGGGCCATCTTGGTGGTGTGTGACGGGGATATTTGCGTCACCGATGGGGTGAGCTGGGAAAGTGTCGGCAACACCTTTGACCGCAGCAGCGGGCAGCCCGTGTCCACGGTGCGGGATTACCTCTTTTCGCAGCTTGACCAGGCGTCATACGAAAACCTGCACTGTGTCTACAACCAAGCGCACGATGAGGTAGAAATTCGCTACCCCACCACGGGCAACACCTACTGCAATGAAGCGCTGGTGTTCAACCGTCGCACTGGTGACTGGGGCATACGCTCACTCGATGAGACCACGTGCGCGGCTATCGGGGTGGTGAACGACACCGCACCCGATGAGAGTTGGAACGGTGACGCCCAGGCGTGGGACGCTGACGCCACGTTCTGGAATGCCGCCAACTTTTCCCTGGCCACTGAGCAGTTGGTGACCGGTAGCAACAGTGCCGATCTAACACTCGAAGATTCGGGCGATGCCGTGACAGTTGCAGCCACACTCTTTCGGCACGATCTAGCCATGGGCGAGCCTGAGCGGCTGAAGATGGTGCGCCGAGTGCACGTACGCACCAACGCCACCCCTGGCACGTTGTTCGTTCGCGTGGGCTCGCGCAACTCCGTTACCGATTCCATCACTTACGACAGCGAGCAGCAGTTAGACACGCCCGATGCCTTCATCAACGTGATGACGCTCGGGCGGTTCATCACCGTCGAGGTGCGCAGTGCGGGCACCGAAGTGTGGAAAGTGGCAGGCGTCGATATGGAATACGAAGCGCGGGGCTACCATTGAAATACGTGCAGACAGCGATTCCGCTCGATGCGCCACATGGGCTGCGTGCATGGCTGGCTGACCAGTTACGCCAAATTGCGAACGCACTCGCAACCCCTTCGGTCAACTCGGTGGCGTTCGATATACTGCATGAGACACCCGCGCACCTTGCCACTGGCACGCTGGTGTTTGCCGATGGCACTGACTGGAATCCTGGCAGCGGCGCAGGTCTCTACGAATACCGTGGCGGGGCTTGGCACAAGTTGTGAGAATTTAACATGGCACTATTTGGCATCGGCGGCAGCTACAGCCACAGCTCGAATCAGAGCAGCAGCCTGGGGCAAAGTCTTGGCATTAACCAGTCAAGCTCACTCTCAGGCAGCCAATCGACCTCGCAGAGCGGCAGCCAACAGACCAGCTCTCAGTCTCTTGCCTTCGCCCCGCTTTACGCTGCGCTCTACGGCAACGCGGCGGGTGCAGCGGGCCAGGCTGCCGACCTGGTGCCGGGGCTCCAAGGTGCGGCGCAGCAGCTATTCAGTGGCGGCACGCAGTTTCTGCAAGACCTGGGCGGCAACGCGGGCACCGACTATCTCACCTCGCGCGTGACTGGCCCCGATGAAGCTGCGCAGGCACAGATTGGTGCGCTAGGTTCAAACCTGGGGGACTTTTTCAACGAACAGCTAATGCCTGGCATCACCGCCAACGGTGTCGCCACGGGCGGGCTCGGCAACTCGCGCGACGCAATTGCGCGCAGCCTCGCAGCCAAGCAAGTCTCGGGGCAGTTCGCGCAGGGTGCGGCCACGATCTTGGGCAACTCACAAGCGCAGCGCGACCAGGCTGCGAGCACGCTCGGCGCGCAGAAGTTGCAAGCATCGCAGACCGGCTTGAGTTCGCTCGGTGGATTGTTTCAGCTCCTACAGGGTGGCGCTCAAGCGGGGCTCGCACCCTACCAAGCGCTCGCGCAAATCATGGGCGGACCCACCGCACTCACGCAGTCCCAGGGCACGAGCCAGGCGTCGGCAGAGGATATCGCGCAGGCTATTAGCAACAGCTTTGGGTTTGACACCAGTTTCAACACCTCGCAATCGACGGGCAGCTCGCACTCGACATCATTGCAGGCAGGAGTGGGCTAATGGCTGACGATCTATACGGGCACCCCTTCCGCGCGATTTGGCAGCAGCTCGCGGGGAATTTGGGCATCACCACTGAGCGGATGCACCAGAATCAGCTTGACCAGACAGCGCAGCAACAGCAGGAGCTGACAAGCGCCAACGAAGCCCTGGCCACGGTGATTCAGAGCGCTGACCCTGAGCAGCAGCAAGTTGCCGCGCAGATGATGCGCGACCGTGCGCAGGCTGCGAGCAACAACATCACCACCATTCAAAGCGGTGGCCAGCCTGACCGCTTACCGAATGCCGCCGCGTTGGTTGCGCCGATCTATGGAGCGATGGAGCAACGGCGGCAGGGGCTCGAAGATGCGAGCGCGACGGCGGCGTACGAACAGCTCAAGGCGTTACACTCGGAATATCACACTGGCTTGACCGCGAACCAAAGCGCCATCGACAAGGTGAACACTGAAGCGGATACGGTGTTGCAGCTCGCTGGCCCCGATGGTCTTGGGTCCGACGATAAAGCGGTGCAGGCGAAATTCCGCAAGCTCTTGGACGCGAGCGCGGCCGATCTTTCGGCTGGTGACATCAAAGGTGGCGAGGGGCCAATCAACAAGATACTGGGTGCGTTGCTTGGTGCAGGCGAAAGCCACGTCTACAGCCCCGATGAAATCTCCAAGGGTGTTTCCGCCTGGCGCATGGGGCAGCTCGGCACATTGACGCAGCAGCGCAGCGCTCTCACCAAGTCAGCACTGGCGCACGGTTTCCAACTCGATGAGGGCGGGGGCTTGGCTGACTTGAACGTGCCGTCATACGGGCACGGAGCATCACCTACGCCAGTCGGGGGCTCCCCCTCGACACCACCGCCCCCTGCGGGCACCACGCCCGTCAAGGTGGACCCCAATGCGCTGGGTGGGCGCATGGCTGTGGGTTCCGTCGTTGGCGGGGCAGGCGGGCACATGCTCGGGCACGCTTTGATCGGTGGAGCGCTTGAGGGGGCTGGGCTGGGAAGACTAGCGGGGCCGCTGGGCATGGCAGCGGGTGCCGTCATCGGTGGGCTCGGGGCAGCCGTTGGCGGCACCACGCTCGATGAGCGCATCCACCAAGTCACGGGCGGGGATGCTTACGAAACGGGCGACGGCAAGATCGTCAATGCCCAGGGGCAGCCCGTGCCGCTGCCGCGTGGACTCGCTGACCAGGTTGCGCGAAGATCGCGAGCACGGCGAGAAAAGGCACAGCGAGCAACTAACCCATGAAATTCCCCACCGTCCACATCGCTACTTCCACGGTCAATCGCATCTTGAACGTGGCCGATGAGATTGACTCACCGAGTGCGCCCTCGATGCCCGTGCCCACTCCACCCCCGCCGATGCCTGCGGACCCAACGCTTGAGGGCACGCTGCTCAATTCCCAGTTGCTTCAGCCCGCGCAGCCGGCAATGGCCCCCGATCAAGACACTGCCAATGCACTGGCGCTTAAAGGGCTCATGTGAAGATTGGCGTACGCAACAACCCGCACCTCGAACTGACGCTGCAAAGCATCAAGGCGAGCGGAAAAGATCGCATCGTATCGTATTACGACACGGGGGCAGATTTCTGGCTCTGCTGGGGCTGGCCCACTGCGGAACAAATGGCACGCGACCTGCCCGCGTCCGCGCGCGAGCGCATCATTGCGGTGGATGCTCACCCCTTTGCGCTTGAATTTGGCGTACACACGGGCGAGCGCATCTTTCAACTCGGCAACTGGGGAGCGATGGCGAACTATCCCGAAGGGCTCAAGCATGTTGCCCCGATCAAATCCCGCGCGATACAACATGGCCCCACGCTGGTGCTGGGGCAGGTGCGCTCCACGGAGCAGCTACGCCTTGGGCTCATTGACACTTGGTACACCCCGGGGTGCGACCAGTGGATACGCAGCGAGCTGGCGAAGCCCTGGCGCAAGTTTCGCGAGCACCCGCGCGAGTGGGTCCGCCTGCACAGTGGCAAAGAGCAGCCCACGCTCGCTGAAGACCTGCGGGGATGCGCGGCGGTGCTGGGGTGGAACTCCACCGCACTGGTGCACGCACGCCGTTTAGGCTACCCCGTGACGGGGGTCGAAGAGCACGCATGGTGTCGCCTGCCCGATGAACGGCTCGAAGCGCTGCGGGTGACGCCTGAAGACCTGCGCAGTGGGGCTGCGTGGTTGAAGTACCGGGAATTTTTGGGGGCAAGTCAACATGACATACGACGAGCTGGCGGCACTGCACGCTGATATTTCGCGCGGCTATCGGCGGATGTCAGCGCTTGAAGCCAAGGGCAGGTTGCTGAAGGTGCTCATCGGGCAGGATAGTGCGCTAGACGAGCAGCGCAAAGACTTGCAGGTGGGGCTCGAAATGATGCTGAAGCAAGCGGGGGCGTCGGGGCTGGTGTTGCCTGCGGAAAGTGCGGGGCTAGTTAGCGTTCCCTAGCCCCGCCCAGTTACGGCATGAAGCGGTAGAACTCCACCGCTCGATGCAGTCAGCCGATAGCGGAGTCAAACAGCTTCGGGGGATTCTGGCCGCGCTTGGCGGTGCCGAAGCCCCTGAAGTGAATCCACACGGTGCAGGGTGCCTTTTCCTCGATGGCACTGAAGAGATTGACGAGCCCAGCGCTTTCCCAAACGGTGAAGCGCTCGCCGTCCGAAGTTTTCACCTCAATGCAGCGGCGCTCCACCTTTTTCTTGTCTTGGGTCAGCTCCACGGCGCGCGGCTTGTCTGCCACCGCACCTTCGAGCGTATCTTGCTTCTCCACGTCCCAGGTGGCTGCGTAGCCCCCGGAAATCATCGACATACCCTTGGGCACTGCGGCTGCGTTGCTGGGTGCTGCGGGGGCTTTCTTTTTGGCTGTTGCCATGGTGTTGCTTTCCTTTGGTGTTGAATGGAGTTGCTTGTTCACTCCGACGCCGTTATCCATTCGTAAAGGCGCGGATACCTGTCAGGTGCTACGTAAAGTGTGCGATTGCCGCTGGGGAGTGTGAATCTGCGGCGTCCCTTGTTTGCTCCGAACACTGAGCGGCGCTTGCCGCGCGAGGTGCCTGTGGTCTTGAACACCGAACGCCTGCGTTTTGCCATTAACGAACGCTCCCCACTTGTAGCATTAGTTGTCGTTGAACGAAATCATTCGGCACGGTTCCGTGTTTGATTGACTCACGGAGTCCGATGCGGTGCGGCGCGATGTACCAACGGCGTCCGCTCGCAATCATTTCCTCAAGGTCGTGGACTTTGCCTTGAAATCCGTGCAAGGCGTATTTGTAAATTTTCCAGTTGTCGAAGATTTTTGACGGCACGCCTTGCTCGCGCGTGTAGCCGATGTAGAGCTTGGTGCGCAGCAGCACCACGTTGCCCACCATTTCTTCATTGAGGCTGCCAAGCCCAGCGGTCGGCAACCCGATGCTGGGGCGACGCTTGCGGTGCTGCGCGATGATGCCGTCAGTGGCTGTGTGATGCGCCTTGTAAGCGTGCTCCACCTTGTGGATGACAGCTCGGGTGTGGGCGGTGATTGCGCCCGCGATGAAGGGGTGAAACAGTCCACCAGCTACGTGCTCGCGCACCACGCTGCCATCGTCCTGCATCATATCTTGTTGGCGTGTCTGGATGAATTTGCCACTGAGACAGTTCAACAAGATTTTGTACATGTAGCGGTCGGTGGGGTTGGTGGCTTCGCTCTTGTTCTTGTAGAAGTCTCGGGCGAATCGCGCCATGGCGGATTCCCCCTTGGTTGTCTCGTTGTAGTAACAGCCCACGATGCGCTGGCTGGGCTTAAACTCGCCCGTGCGCAGGGCTTCGTTCAATTCATAGCCGTGGACCCACAGGTCTTCAACGCGGCAATTCTTCAGCGGCTTGAAGTCATGGGTGAAAAAGATCGGCCAGTTGCAGTTTGAAAGTGTGCCACTGACGCAATAGATGCCTGGCACTGGGACTGACTTCGCGCGCTGGGGCAAAATGGCTTCGTGATAGTCCCCCTCTTTGGTGAAGCTGGGCAGCTCCGACATCGCGTAGGGGTAGGCACTGGAAATGTCGTACATGGCCGCGTCGGTGTGCCAGGCTGGGGCGGCATTCTTCACCAGATTATTCTTGCCCCCGTGGTACGCAGCAATTGCAGGCTCGATGAAGGCGGGCGGGCACTGTACGATAGGGTCAGCGATGTAGTGAAGCTTGAAGATTTGGGCAGCCTGCGATGCGAGAGACATTGACGGTTTTAGTTGTAGTTTTGTGTGGAATTCTTCTACTAGCTTGCCTAGTCGCGCGGCTATTTCTGCATCTCTCATTGCGTATCGTGCAAAGTGCGGATTTTTG